TCATGCCAACGCCCCCTCGGGCATCGAGAGGAGCCCACAAATCGCTGACGACGGGACGAGGAATGTAAGGCCAACAAACGAGCCCCCGAAGCCCATCGGGGCAATCATCCCGCCAACGGTTATTCCGATGACGTTTCCATCAGCGTCGAACACAGGGCCGCCAGACATGCCGCCCGCTGCGGAGATATCGGCAACATAGACGGAACGCCATCCGTGGATTGCGCGCGGGCTCCCGGCAATCTTCCCCTCGGTTTGGACGAACTCGACGGCCAGCGGGTTTCCTTTGGCGGTGACGGTTTCGCCTATCGCTGCCTGTCGGCAGGTCATCGGCGCGGAGGGCAGCCCAGCGTCGATCGCTAGAAGGGCCACGTCATACGCCTTGTTAGCCCAAAGGACTTCGGCATCGCGGGCTACCCCGTCAGCGCCCTTGTATTTCATCTTTGACTCAGTGCCAACGACATGCGCCGCCGTGATTATGTATCGCCCGTTGTAGACGAAGCCGGAGCCGTGACCGTCTTTCAGTACGATTTTGACGACGGCAGACTCTGGGCCAGCGGGTGGAGCGACCAACCGGGCGATGGCTTCCGGCGTCGAGAACAGCCACGCAAGCAGCAGGAGGAACAGCGCGACGATGGCGCCAAGATAAAAGGCGAACTCTTTTTTCATCTGCGCAGTCCTTTCAGGAGAATTTCACCGGCTTTCCCGATGAACAGGGAACCCACAATCGCCCCCATCCACTCATTGAGCGGAGGCGGCAGGGCGGCAATCGTCCAGTCCTGCGGCAGGGCGCACCCACGGCAGAACAAGATCGAGTAGATACATACGGACGTGAACCACAGTCCGGCTGGCACGAGGAAGAACAGGGGAAACCACCACCCGCGACCGGTGAGAACCTGGGCCTGCGCGGAGACGTACTTTTCGACGGCTTCCGTCTTGATGCGCTGCCTCTCCGTCTCGGAGTCAACTTTGCGATCGACGGTATCGAGGATGCGCGACAGGGGCCCGGAGAGGAACGAGAACAGCAGCCGCCACATCACTGACGGTCCGCGATATATTTGTTGATCAAATTCCTGCGATTGATCTTGCTGCGATCAAACAGCCACCAGCCGAGAACGAGGACGTTGACGCCGAGGCCAACGAGCGCGTCAGCCATGCCCTGGTCGAAGTAGCCGCGGGCGATGAGGAAGCCGCCAGCTATTTGCAGAACCTGCCTGATGATGGGAATGAAGAGGTCGATCGTCATTACCTTCTCCTGAAGAGAGAGAGAATTGCGTTGATGATGGCGAGCAGCCAATTGCCGGAAGACGGGGGATTGCCGCCATTTGGGAGAGGAGCTGGCTTGGAGCCAGCCATCCGGACAGCCTCGGCGCGCACTGCAGACACACGACGCGTCCAGCCATTGCCAAAGGTCTTCCACGTCGAGAGGTCTTGCAGGAAGGCCATGCGCTTGTCGCACAGAGCGTTGACTACGCCGGCCGGGGCCTTTGACCTGACGGCTTTCAACGTAGCGGGGCCAATGCGCCCGTCCTGCGTCACGCCGACGACAGCCTGGAGGTATTTCGCCGCGCGGGAGGGGCCGCTGTTCACCGCGAAATCGAACACGGCGTAGTCAATGCCATCCGGCAGTTCTGCACCGTGCACCGCGTCCCAGTAGTGGCGCCGGTAAACCGTGGCCAATTGCTCGTCGGTGATCTTGCGCAGATCGGCCTTCGAACCGGTCGCCTTCACGTACTGGCGGAAGCTTGCGAGGGTGACGCCCTTCATCGTGGCGCCGCCAGGATCGGACGGGTGGTCACTCCAGCCGCCCTCATGCTTCAGAACGAGCGAAAGCGCCCGCTGGAAATTGCGGTCCATGTGGGATGTCCTGATTGTGGGGAGTTATAATGTTTTCGCGGAAACGGTAATAACCGCGTCAGTACCGGAGGCTGGAGGAGAATTGCATGATCATCTCCACCACGTCGGTCTTGCTCACGTCTTTGAGCTTTATCTGGCCGTCCATCAGCTCGTAGCGGGTGTTGGCGCCGTCTTTGACCACGCGGATATGAAGGCGGGTGTTGATCTGCTTTGCCTGGTCCATGTCAGCGCCTCAGCCATTTGAGATAATCGGCACCCTTCGCGACATCTACGAACGCTTGGCAGCGTGCCGCTTGTGTCGTGGCGTTCGGATCGAAAACGACGAGGATGGATTGCCCCTCGTCCTGCTCGTATTTACCAATGCGCCTCGCAAAGCCGTCTAGGTGCTTGTAGCCGCGCACGCGGATCATGAGAGGTGCGTTGCCCTGTTCCGCTTGCTCCCATTGGCTGACGGCCCAGTTGTGCTTGTGGCCGCAAACGAGAACATCGATGTCATTCCCGAATTTCGCAGCCTTCACCACGCCGTGAACCGGGTTCCACATCGAGTTTCCGGGGAAATCGTGCGCCGCATTGATCTTGAACTCAGCGCCGCTTGCGAATTGCAGCGTGAACCGGGCTTCCCAATCGAGCATCGGCACTCTCTGCGTGCCGTAGCGCTTGTTCATCTGCTCATGGAGCGCCGAGCTGTCGCCCATGTGCTGGTGATTTCCGTGAAGCCAGACGATCCAGGGCACGCCGCTATCGAGCAAAAGCCACTCGATTAGGCGCCGCGCAGTGTGGACGGACGTGTCTTGGTCGGCGTACTTCTTGATGAGGCGTCCGCCCCAATCATTCCCGACATCGCCGATGTTTACGGCGAACATCCCTTCAGTGCTCCTAGCAATGTCGATGTGCTCGCGCAGGAGTGGCCAGTTACACCCGTTATCATCAATATGAACATCGCCGACGAACAGAAGGCCGATCGGCTTGTTGTCTCGGATCTTGATCGGGAACCATTTCCGGGCATCGTGCGCCCTCTTAGCCCTCTCGAAATTCCGCGCCATGCGGGCGATGATTTCCTCGATTGGCTCATGCTCGTCTCCATCCACAACGAAGGACGGCATCTCGACCATTCGTGCCGCGGGCTTCCTTGCTTCCGCCGCCTTCAATTTGTCCCTGAACGTCTCCCGTTTAAGGCCGAGTGCATCGGCCGCCTTCTGCTTGTTGCCGCCGCTCGCGCGGAAGGCAGCAAAAAGCACGTCATCGCTGAGCGGTTCTATCGCCATTCGAGATCCTGTTTGTTGAGGGTGATGCAGTGTGTAAGTGGGGTTGCGGACTGCACCGTTCCGGTTGTATAGCCCGATGAGGAAGTGGTGGGGGCGAGTTTGAGGTTATCGGGTCTGTTTGGGAGAGAGGTTCCGACTATTGCCGGCGCTGGCATTCTCTTTGAGGCCGAGCCCAGATCCCGCGATCTCGTTATTGCCTTTTCCTCGCGAAACCGAACGAACTTTGAGATGCAGAACGCTCTCAAGGATTTGTGCGCAAATAAGCTGCATGTGAAGGACCGGACAGGACAATCCTGGTTCCACGAGGGAGTCGAAGGCTTTTCCTGCGATGTCCGGTCTACGGCGGCCGCGTTGGGCACCTTTATCAGGGCCGGTCGGTTCAAGCGGGTCACCTGTATCGGTGCCTCTATGGGCGGATACGCCGCCATACTCTTCGGTGCCAAGCTGAAGGCAGATCGAGTTGTCGCCTTCTCGCCTCAGACGATATTTCATCCGGGTTGGCCCTATGTCCCGGCTCAAGACGTTCCCCTGCAGGAAATCGATCTAGACAAGGCCGTTGGTGGATCTCGAAGGACCCAATTCCACATCATCAGTTCGTCGGAGCTTCACGACGTTTACCAGGCCAGCCTTATCGCGAAGCACAAGAACGTGCGCCTTGATGTGATGGAGTGGGATCACAACACGCTGTTCAAGGTCAAAACGGCCATGAGCGTATCGAAATTCATCACAGGGCTCGCCGGCCGGGAGAGACATGTAGCCAAGCACCACAACGCCAGTCACGTTATGGGGAACATGCCGGCAGGCGATGTCTTTCAGGTGCTGGACCTCTTTTACCGCGGCAAACACAACAAATGCATTGATATATGCCGCTATCTTCTCCTCCGGAACGACCGATCGTGTGATCTGAACCTGATCCTCGGCCAATGCCTGTTCTTCACCAAGCGCTATGACCAAGCGCTGCAACCTCTAAAGCGCGCCTACCAGATTGATAGCTACTGCCTCAGAACCTTCCCGTACCTGATCTGCACCCTTCTCGCTCTCGGCCTAGATGAGCGGGCCCGGGAGTTCTATTATGAATACCGCGGCGCCTTCAAAAATCGGAAGAACGACCCAACCGGCCCAATCATGAAGCTATCCGATATGGCAAAACGGATAGGCGCTGAGGATTTCCGCCGCCTGATCGCGCAAGATGTAGACCCGCAAAGCAAGCCTACCCCCGCGGCGGATACCGGCATTGGCGATGCTCAATATGCTGCGTATTCTGGGGTTCTCTGAACGGTGAAGGGGCGGCACCTCCCGTCGTCGTAATTCAATCGCTCCGCATCGTCTGCATAATTGTCGTGAAACACGAGCGTGATAACCCGCATATATGCGTTCCCGTCATAGTCGGCCTTGATTGCCGGGGTTTCCGTGCTCGCTGCTATGTGAAGGGTGTTCGCGTCAGAAAAGCACATCGACGGCACACCGACCTGATTGGAATTGTTGACGGCGTTGGCCTTGGCAAAATACAGCCAACCGATCAGGACCGGTACGGATCTGGTCCAGATGTTTCCGAACCTCCCGTCTAATCTCGTCACCCGGCCCCAGTAGAGAGGAACCAGGCACGGCTTCCCGTCTCCTGTTCTCTTGCCTGTGAAAACGTAGTGAAGCTCGTCGCTGTCCGTCCCGTCAAGCGTTTCGCTTGTGGCTATCCATCCCGAAACGGAACCCTTGCGCCGCGGGCGCATGCGGCAAGGGATCGGAGACCAACGCGCGAAATTGTCCCCGAAAGGCGACGTGTATGTGTCGGCGCCCTCGACAGACGCGTGACTTGCGCTTTCCGCCTCCCAAAAGCGGACGCCGTAGCTTATAGATTGGCTTCTGACGAACCCGCAGAGCCTCGACCCGCCGCCGACATGAGACCATGCTACCGTAGGTTCTACACCCTCTGTCAGGCCGCCTATCCGAGCAACAAAGCCCAGGTTCGCCGACCCGTCCCGAGGTTCGCCGTTGATGTGACCAAGATACGGCCCGGGAGGAGCGCCGGTCAGACCGTGAAACCCGAAGAAAGCCCCTCCGGTTGAGGCGTTCATGGCGCCGTATGGGCTGAGTGAGTGGCACATAGTTGGTATGCCCACCGTTGACACGCCGTACGCGGCATCAACTGAATCCCTGAGAGCCTGCCCCAGCGAAAAACCACCAAAGTTGATGAGGGAGAACCCGCCTTCAGCCTGAACGATGCCCCCGGAAGTGCCCGCCTGGTCGTATTCAGCCAGAGGTCGCCGGTAGGCGTTACAAAACCCTCCTACGTTGGCGATGACGTAGTCATAAGCGCCCGCGTAATTGCTATTCGGCGGGATCGTACACGCCGCCCAAGCCTCCACATCCGAGGTAGTGCCGAAGCGGATATTCGTTTCAAAACGCGTGAAGTCTCGACACCTGTTTTTAGACGTGGCTATTGAGATGCCTTTGCTGCCAGCGTCGTGACCGACAGCAGCCATATAACCGAGGCGCACAAGGCCGTTGTAGGCCCGCATGGTATCCTGCGCCCAAGAGATGGAAACGCTGCCAGCGTCCAGCAAACATTCGTAAGAATGCAGGACGCCGTCTTGGGCTAGGTCGACCGGGCAACCGTTATCGGCGTCGAAAGAACGAGTGTACCCGTCAGGCATCTAGTTGCCCTCAAGGGCGGAGACGCGGTCGCGTAGGGCTTTGACCGCTTCGAGCAAGAGCGGAACGCAGCGGTCGTACTGGAACCCTTCTATCTCTCCTTCCTCGTTATAGGTGACGAGTTCGACAAGGCCTGCAGCCGCGGCGTAATCCGCGATCATGCCAATGTGGCGCTTGCTCGCGTCGTCGCCTTCACATTTGCTCTTGTAGGTGACGCCCGAGAGGCCAAGGAATGCATCGACCATGCTGCCGTCGACCGTCTGAACGTCATCCTTGTACTTCAGAGCAGATGTGGACCGCTGAAGGAGGCCGGTGGACTGCACGACAAGGTTAGCTCCTGACGCCGTCGTGCTGTTGTACGTCCCGAGAGAGTTGAAAGTTGCCGTGCTCAAAATGGTGACGAGCGTGTCAGTGATGTCCAGAGTAGGCACGCTGTTGTAGGTCGCGCGGAGGGTGGTCGCGGTTCTGTACCATCCAATGCCTGTGCCGAATGCAACGGTTGGCGCCGAAGCGGACCCGGCGACAGCGGCATTGCCTACCGTGATGCTGCCGGGAATGGCCACCGCAGTATCGCTGATGTCCATTGCGCCAGTGCCGTTATACGTCGCACGCAACACCGATGCCGTCCGATACCACCCCGTCGACCCGCCGAAGCTGACGGTTGGAGAAGCCGCCGATCCGGAGACCGCACCGTTCCCAACCGTGACCGTACCTTCAAAGGTCGTGTTTGGGACCATTACGGAGGATGAGCCGTCAATTCGGAGCAGCGTCGTGCTGTTTGATCTCACCAGCACTCGGCCGGTCGAGTTCTCTAGAACTATCTCCTCGCCATTTCCGTTGCTGATGTTGAAGTCAGAGGGGCCGGTGATGTTGCCGAGGAAGTTGGTAACGCCAGTCGTGAGAACTTGGAAAGCGTCCGTGAACACGCCCGACACCCACTTACCGATGCGAAGCGTGGCGTTGTCAGCTCCGATCAGGCCCGCATTATTACCGTCGTTGCCGATCGTAACGGCAGGGTTGTTCGAGTTCTGACGAGCGACCGAAAACACCGCGTTCCCGATCCCGCCGACAGTAGTCCGCGCATCGCGCACATCCATCATGCGTTCGGTTTCACTGGCAGACGTGCCGCTGACGATCTGCTTCTCCGTGAACGTCTGTGCGACACCAAGCCCGGCCAAGGTCGTCGTTGCGTTAGGCATCGTATAGACACGCGTGGAAGCGGTTGTGATGCTGCCGGCATCAAAGCGGAAGCGCTTGGTCGTGTCGGCGGGATCGCAGTACGTCCACGTGTCGTTGACGGGCTCCGTGCCGGCGTCGACATCCGCGATCTGCTTCATCATTGTGCGCATGGCGTTGTCGAAATTCGAAGGCAGGTTTGTGCCCTGAATGCCGATGCCGGCGATATCGGTGTTATTCGACGCGGTCGTATCCCAATCGCGAACGTTATTTTTTGCCATGTGTCACCTCTACCAAAGGCCGCCGGTACCGCTACGCACGGCACGGTCGAATTGCTTGGATTCGCGCTGCACTGAGCGCCCGTAGTCATTCAGGCGGCCGTCCCCCTTCGGCGTATTCTTCGGCTTGTCGGGGAAGCCATCCTTGCGCGTCATGGCGTTGACAGCGCTGGGGGCGAGCAGGCCGCCGGCTATGGCTCCGATAGGACCAAGCAGCATCCCGCCGAGAATGCCGCCGCCAACACGCGTCAGGGCGCCCTTTGCAAAGTTGCCGACCTGCGCCGCGCGGTTCGGTCCCATCGCGTTCAGGTTCATTTGCTGCTGCTGAACAGCCGCATATTCTGCTGGGGAGAGAAGCCCGCCTTGCGGGGCACTGTATTGTGGCGCCGAGACTTGGCCCGGCTGCGCAACCTCCGGCACATCAACGGCCGGGGTTTGCATCTGAGACGGCTGGACGGTTGTCGCGCCAACGGGAGGCAGATCGGACAACTCGATGTCACCTTGTGGCGCCTGCTGTACTGGATGGAGTTGCGGACTGAATTCCGCCACGTCCTGCGCGAGGAGTCCCATATTGCGGGCTATCGCTTGCCCCTGCCCGTATGCTGCGTACTGCTCGGCCAAGGACATCTTTGGCGCGACAGTTTCCGCGAACGGATTGACGCCGCCAACGCGAACATTCGTCCCGAGGTCCGCATAAGCGGTAGCCTCGCTAGGGACCACGCCGGACTGAGCAGTACCAGACGCGGCCACGGTAGGAGATGCTACCGCCGGCAGATCTTGGCGCACAACGCGTCCTGGCGTAGCCGGATCGATTGCCGAGAGGATACCGCCTAAGCCCTCTGCTTGGAAAAGGCCGCCGCGCGGCGTGGGGCGCGGAACGAAGCTCCCAGGCATCGACTCGGCCGACACAGAGTAATTTCCAACCGGCTCAGCGCCTGGAGCGTTGCCGTGATAGTGTACGTTCTTCCCAACGCCGAGCTTCTGAGCCCCCGCGCTGATCATGTCGCCAATCCATCCGAGGTTAGATTTGGATGAAAAGTGCGGGTTGGCGTAGTTCAGCGCGCCGCCGATAGTCGGAGGAGCCCCAGACGCCCGCGCTGCTACATGGTCCATGACCAGGTTCTTGACTTCGGCGGGAGCCCGCGGCGTCTGCTGGACGGAACCGTATGGGTTGAGTGAGCTTGGCCCGGTGATCTTGGAGAACTGCCGCCTCTGATTGAGAACACCGGTCGCCGTGCTGGGAAATTGCCCAGAGGCCATGCGGTTGGTGACGGTATCGACAACAGCGCGAACCATGCGGTTATATTCCGCCGGGTCTCGCCTTGCGATTGAGCGCGGCACTTCCGTATCGACAACTCTTGCGATATAATCAACGTCGCGCTGCGTCAGGTGGACGTTCGCCATTTACTACCCCGAGGAAAATATGAGGTTTCTGATCTTCGCGGCGTTATTCGCCGTATCCGCACATGCAGGTGAGCCTCTTGGCCCCTCAGGGCTTCAGAGCGCAGAACCTTTCAAATTGACGAGTGAGTACGAGGCCGATTTCAAAGCATCGACCAAGTGCAAGGGCGCCCCGGATGGGGTCACCGTCCGAGAGGGCAAGAGCGCCGTCTATGTCGAGAAAAACGGCTCCGTAGAAGTTCTTCTTGACGAGTACGCCCGCCGTTTCGCCACCGACTACTGCTGGATATGACGAGGACTAATGGACGACGAACCGCGTGGACTGCCTATCGGCGACACCATCCTCTATGGAGTGATCGGCGCCGTTCTCACTTATTTCTTCTTCGCCCCAGGCAAGGAGGCGATCTCTAGTTTCCTGAAATCGCTGCTACAGTAGGTGCGGTGATTGCCCGTGAGACTATCGCCTGAATAGCGTTGGAACGTTCCGCCGCTGTCAGTTGCGCCCGCTCGACGCGTGCCAGTTCACTAGCGATCTGCCGCACCGCTTCCGGGCGCGAAGCGGTGAGCCTCTGAGCGATGTTGTCGGCGACTTCCGGTGTTAAACCGCCCAGCATCCGAAGCCGTGAGCCTACCCACTGCAGCGTTGCGCTAATGGGGCCATTCCGGACGGCATTGCCGACGAATTCCGCACCTTCGCGAAGCCCCCCCGCTTCCGCCATGTCGGCGAGCTGGCGCGCGGTCGAAGAATTGCCTTTCACGGCCTCGTACGTGGCGCGCTTCTTAGCCTCAGCGAAGATCGTCTGCCTGAAGGTCTTGAACTGCGCATCATTGTCGAACAGCGCGCGAAGGTTTTTCACCTGCTGGCGATTGCTGAAGAATTTTAGGATGGCGTTCTGCGTGAAATTGCGTTGATCGATAGCATTGCGGATCCACTCTGCAGCGCCAGCGCGAGCCGCTTCTTTCTCTGCCGGCCCCATCTTGGCGATTTGGCGACGCACGGCTTCGGGTGACTGGCTCATGGCGTCACGGCCGAACTCAAGCGCATTGTCTAGCGACTGCTGACCGCCCCAGGCCTGCCTAGCAGCCTTATAGGCAGGATTAACGCTATCAATTTCCGATAGCATCCTATCCTTGAGGCTGTTGATGATGCGCGCCTCGTTGGACAGCTTTTTCGTGATGCTGTCCTTGCCTGCGTCGATCATGTCGTCCATTGCACGCTTGATGTAATCCCAACCGCGAGCGTCAGGAACGCGCTTGACCGTTGCGCTCGCACCATCGTCAGCAACGTTGACGAAGAGCTGCTGGAAGGGCACCTGTTCGTTTGCTGCGAGCACTTCGGCGCGCTTAAGAGCTTCCCGGCCTGCCGGGGTATTAAGGATGCCTTCCAGCGTTTCCGAGTAGTGGACGGGCGTGCGGTAAGCTTGATCGTAGAGAGGCTTCGCTAACTGCTGCGCTGTAGCCGCAATGTCGTCCTTCGCCGCGAGATAGCCATCAGGGTCGGCAAGGGTGCGGGAAACTGCAGCCTTGAGGCGGTCCCCCTGCCCCATCTGGCGCAGCGTGAGCCTGCTTCCTACGGTGTCTTGTGCCTTGCCCGGAATATTCGTGGTCGTGCGCAGCAGGGAGCGCGTGGAATTGCCCCCTACATCAGCAAGCGAAAGACCCTCGCGGTCCATGCGAGCTGCGGCTTGGCTTGCGGTCATGTTTGAGTCTGCAAGGCGCTCGGCAATCTTCTGGTTCGCATAACCGCCAGGATTGACGCGAGCCTTCACCGCATCTGTAACCGGCTTTGCTACGGATTTCACGCCTTGAGCGATGATAGGAACAGCCCCTCCGATAGCGCCACCCATGGCAGCGCCGCCCGCAGCGTCCGTGACGCGGTCAAGCGCGCCCTCGCCCGAGCCGAAGCCGTAGAGACCACCGTATGCAGCGCCCTCGGCAGCACCCGCACCCACGCGAGCACCAAGGCCAGCGCGAGCCGGGAGATTAGCCAGAGGAGAAAGGCCTGCGCGAGCAGCGCCGGCAGCCGTAGCAACGCCACCAGCAACGCGGCCGGCAGTCGATGCGATCGGATCGGCCATGTCACGTTGATCCTGCATGACGCGCTGAACACGGAGATTGCGGCCGTATTCACCGAACTTGCCATCGATGCCAGTAAGAGCGCCGCCTGCCGCTGCCATCTCATCAGCTAGGCCAAACGTTGCCACGTCAGCAGCACCGCGCATGAAGCTGTCTATGTCGCGACCGGCCGTGTCACCACGGTTTGCGGCATTCTGCGTCAATGCGGACAACTCACGGCGGGCGGACTGAGACTCGGCGCTTTCAGCGCTAAGTGAAGCTGCGATCTCGTCAACAACGGCGTTCTGCTGGTCTGGCGACATCTGTAGAAAGCTGTCGTCAACCTCAACATCGCGGCCATTGATTTCGAGAACGGGCATTATTTAACCCTCCACTTGACGCCGCTGCCAGTCGTGCCACCGGGGATGTTCGGCACAGACCCGGGGTTCGTCTGGAGACCTCCACCGGCCGCCGCTTCAAGCTTCTGAACGCCCGTTGCCACGGCAGCCTTGAATTCCTCCAGAGCCGCCTTGAATTCTGCCTCGCTCTGCGCCTGGTCGAGGCGCGCAATCGCGGCCTCCGCCCGGTTGCTTTCGAAGTCGGTAATAGCGCCGCCACCCTTGAGCATTTGGCGCGCTTCCAGAAAGGCCTCGCCGCGGAGCTGGTCGACCTTCTTGTCAAAGTCGATCGAGGATTGACGGACGCTGGGGAGACGACCCTGCACGGACCCGACAGACTGGTTAAGAGCCGGGTCAGCGAGAACGCGGTCAACCTTCTCAACAATCATTGCAGCCCTCTGGCGAGCCCCGGGAACGGCAATCTGCGCCGCCCCTTCAGCTTCGCCCACGGTGGCGCCGCGCTTCTTCTGCGCCTCCGCCTCTTCCAACGCCTTCGGTGTCGTTGCTATGACCTGCCCTGTGCGCTTGTCGACGGTGCCAATGTGCGTTCCAAGGTCAACGGTGCCCGTACCGGTTGAGAGTTGGAAGCCTTCAGGGAGCGGCGTTTGCTTGAACGTGCCGTCCTTGGAAAGCTGCCCGATGACCGGATTGCCCTGCGCATCTTGCCCCCATACCGGCTGAAGACCAAATTCAGGAGCGTCCCCCATCCCGGCCGGTGGCGCCACCCACTCGCCGGTTTCGACGTTGTAGAGGTTCTTGCCGGCCGTGAGGAAGTTGTTCTTCGGCTTCGCTGCCTCGATTTTCTGCTGGTAGGCCAGTTTCCACGCATCGCCGGGGGTGAGTGAGCCAGCCTTCACCGCTTCGGCAAGGTCCGGATATTGCTTCTCCAGAAAAGCGACGGTCCTATTCGCCTGAAGCGCACCAGCCAGCCCCTGCGCGCCCATAGCGGCTTGCTGCTGTCCCGTCTGCCCTGACAGCAGGCCAAGGCCGAGCTGCGTGAGCGCCATGTTGTTGTTGCGCAGAAAATCCATAGGACCGGCCATCTATCGCTCCTTAAAGCCCACCGAGGAGGCCGAGACCCGTTGCACCGTAGCCAAGCGCAGACAAGAACGGGTTCTGGCCGGGAGCCGCGGTCTTCGTCGTTCCACCCATCTGACCCGCGCCGGAAGCGATGGCATTCAAGCGGCCGATTTGCTCCCAAGGGGCGTTCTGCTTGTCGCTCCAGAGCCGCAGCCGGTCATTCATCTTGCGCGTTGCGAGATCTTCGTTCATGGCACCGAGCTGCATCATTGTTTGAGCAGGCTGCTGGAGGCCCTGATAGGCGTTCCCGAGGTTACCGAACCCTTGCTGGCCCATATCGAAGATGGCACCCTGGGTGTTCATCCGGTTCGTGAGGCCCTGCTGCCCAATATTCGCAGCTCCGGTATTGGCGTTCATCTGCGTGCCGATGCCGGTCTGGCCCATGCTGAACAGGTTCTGGTTCGCCGTATCCCTGCGGTTCTGCCAGTTGTTGTATTCCTGGCCGACCATCCGGCTCGTCAGATCGCCGACCTCGCTTGCGAGGTTGCCCTGATGGATCGCCCCGCCATATCGGCCGGCGCCACCTGCGCTCATGTTGACGGAGTCTCGCGCGGCACCCTGCGCCTGTTGGAGAACCTTCTGGAATGCCGGGTTGGCGTTCAGATCGAAGTTCGAATTGGCTAGGTTTTGCGTGTTCTTGAGCGCAGCCGACTGATACGAGTTGAAGGGATTTGCCGCCAGCCCCTGAAAGCGTGACATCGCTTGCTGCTGCGCGCCGGTAAGCCCGCTTGAGGGCATTCTTTGCATCGCCTGCATCGCGCCGCGCTGGGCGTCATTAAGGCCGCCCTGATTGATTACGTCCTGATACTGCGCCGAGAGGCCAGAGCCGCCCATATTGCGCTGGGCCACCCCCTGCAGGTTCCCCATGCCCTGCCTGGTGAGCTTATCCCAGGGCACGACAGTGGATTCACCGAAATAGGCCCCATTCTTGTCGGCATTAAAGTGGCGCGTGGCCTCCTTGATTGCCAATTTCATGGCCGGCTGGGCTGCACCCCACGGCGCGCTTGACGAGGTGGTCGTGGTTTTGCTTCCGCCACCACCAAAGAGATCGCTTAGCCAACCCATTAGGTAGCCTCCGTTTAACGCATAGGGCTTAGGGGATACATTTCCATCGAGATCAGGGTGACGCGGACGCTTGCGGCGCCGATGGCCTTGATCTTGTCGCCCGTCCGGAGACGGATCGGCATGTCTGAAATGACTTCGGTGGTTTCAGTCGCGACGGACTTCATCCACAAGAGGTAATCGGTCGCGGTTGCCGCCTCATACCAGTAGAGAGAGCAGTCAACAGCGCCGGCCGTTGGATTGGCGAAGACGAACGAGGAAACGACGGTCGGCATGTTGCCCGTAACCGTGCCTACATCCGTCAGCGTCGTCCCGGCGAGGTTGATAGTGACCGGCTGGAGCAGATTTCCGGCGTAGTTGCCCTGGATGCTCATTGCTCACCACTCGGCTGTACATTGACGTTGGCAGCGCTGACGATGCTCCACGTCGCCGCCTCGGGGATACTAAGACGCAACTTGTGCAGACGCCCATCGGAGCGAAACGGCACAAGACCGGTACGGCTGTTGGCGCTGTTCGCCGTTGACCAAGTTACCGTGTCGCCGTGGAAAGCCTGCACACCATCCTGAAGCGTAAAGCCGGTAGCATCCGTGATGACGCGAGCGCCATTGACGAAAGAGCGCGTCATGCTGTCGATTTCGACCTCTGCGGTGTCGAGCGTGGCTGCGAGGTTCGATCCAGTGAAATAGGCCAGCTTATTGTCTGTCGTGAACGTCGCGAAGGTCGGACGCCCGCCGGTAAACACTCGGCTGTCGTAAGGCTCATCTACCGCGTCGATCGTGGCATAGAGCAGATCAAGGCCGTCCCAGGTGATCCCTGGGGTGGCAATCGCTACCATCTCGCCCACCTGCAAGTCGGTCGTGCACCAGCGATCAAGCTGCCAATCGTAGCCGAGACGGTTGTAACTCCCACCCGGCGTTCGGTACTTCCACCAGACGATCTTTTCGAATGGATCGGCTACGCCCTGCACGTCATAGAGGTACGTCTGATCGACCTGATCGAGGAACCATCGGTCGACTCGCTCGGCCCCGATAGGCTGGCGCTCGACACCGCCGAAGAAACCATCCTCCGACAGATAGAAGAACCGGCCAGGTCCGATCGAGACGATCGATCGCGGCGCCAGCGTGCCCTGCTTTGGATTGAGCACCGTTCTCGTAAAAGTGAAGCCCGAAGACGGAGCAAAGGGAAAATACTGCATCCCGGCGCGCTGGATGACGGTAAAGCCGCCCTGCTCGCCAAAACCGCCCATGACCTCGTCGCCTTCGGGAAGAACCTGAAGGTCTGCGCCGTTCTTGCCGATCGTCCAATGTTCGATATCGTTCAGGCCGCACCAGCGAACCGTCTTCTCGCCGTCTGTCCCTTCCAGATACCCGAGAACAAGGAAATCCCCGGCAACCCAGGAGTATTTCGCCTTGGGCGGAGAGCCGGCCAGCGTAGAGCAGACGCCTCCGCTCCCAACGTCGTAAACCTGGATAGCGTCCGTCAGGTTGTGTATCACCAACTGGTCGCCGTACCGCGTCATGGTCCAATAGTCGTTCAGGGGAACGCCGTAGGGCGCGGCAGGCCCGCTGATGTTGGTCCATGAATAATCTGTTGTGTTCAGGCGGTAGAGCGCAGTGCGCGTGCCTGCAATCACCTCGTAGTTTCCGGCCGCCGTCCTGACATAGGTCGCGCCGAGGCATTCCGCCCCGAGAGCCTGTGAAATGATCGTGAGACCTGGCATCGGCCCCCAGCCATTCGCCACAGGCAGCGCATTGACGACGTTGTTGCTGCTGGCGATGTCGTAAGGGCTCTTGTCGGGCTCAAACGGCGGGAATGGGATGTTCACGGCGTGATACCCTTGATGCGCGTTCCCGCCTTGGCGAAATTCGCCATCAGATCGGACGAGTTCAGCCCATCAATCACCGCGGTAACGAGAGCAGCAGACCGGCTGAAAAGCTCGCTGTCCTTCACATACATCGCGATCTGCATCAGGCCGGCGTGCAGGTAGAGGTTCGGCTGCTTTGTCAGTAGCCAGTTCGTTGTCACGCTGGCGGAAAGGTTCGGGATCGCCTGATAATAGGTGAGTTCGATGTTGTTCGTGGACAGCGGGAACATATAGAGGCTCGATCCGATGATGGTGAAATCACTGGAGAGCCCGCTTGCCCGGTCGGAGTATTCCTGGTCGGCATAGGTCGGGGTGACGTATTGCAGGTCACGACGACGCGAAGCCAGCTCGACCACTCGGCGATACTGCAGATAATCGTCTGGAAGCGCGCACACGCCAGATGTTGGCGTTAGATCCTCGATAGCCATCATTTCGCGCACGCGGAGGGGCTTAACGCCACCCTGGCCGTGGTTAAACATGGCCGTAGAGAACTCGATAGCGGACGGAATAAAGCTCGTGAGGTCGCCTCGGGCAGACCAATCAGCCAGCGCCGTCTGAAGCTCCGAATAATTCATCAGAACTTCCCTTCATGAGTACGGAAGGCGCGGTTGTCGCCGTCGTTCAGCCAACGGGACAGATACTTCTGGTCGCGCTGTCGGTTTGCCTCATCGAGGCCGGAATTGTAGACCGTATCCAGAGGGACAGATGCCACGCGTACCCAGTCGCCGAAGTTCCGCGCCTGCGTCTCGTTGCGGAGGGCGGTGTTCTGGTCAACGATCTGGTCAACCGGCGTATCAACTCGGAAGGTCATCCGGCCGTCTGGCTCGTGCTTGACCCACACGCTGCGCCCTGTGGCGAAATCGTAGTCAAATAGGGTGAAATCGCCGTCCCGTATCTCAGTCATCGAGCGCGATCTTTGCCTTGCCGAGGTTCACGACCGCAGCCGCTTCCTTCTCGGGCAGGGAAACAACGGTTCCCGCGGCGATGCGAGCGCCATCGGCTCCCCAGTAGTCGTATTCGAGGCGGATCTTGATTTGCTTTGCCGGGGCCATTCCAATCTCCAAAAGAAAAGGGGCCAGCGATTGCTAGCCCCTTGCAGGTTTCGATGATGAAGACCGATCAGGTGGAAGCGGTCAGACCGAAGATGTCGGCAACAACGCCGTGCGCTGCTTCGTTGAGCACTTCGAGCGTGCCTTCACCGATGATCATGCCCTTCACGGCGTCGCCGGTCTTGGCAAGGTTCGGGTCTTCCTGGATCGTGCGGAGGTTGCCCCACTTGAGGAAGTCCGGCGTCAGGAGGAAGGCGTTGCGGGCAACAGCGGCCGAGGACGCCATGACGCGGTTCGGCTTGACCATGACCTTACCGAACGGGCCTTCGTAGATGTCGGCCGTGCCAACGATCGTGTTCTTGCCCTTGCCGTCAGCAGCGTAGCGGAAGGCCGCAACGTTGGCGTCAGACATGAAGGTGACGAACACGCTCTTGACGTAAGGCGACACGATGACATCTGAGAAGTCAGCGCCGCTCTGGTAGCCGGTCTGCATGACGGTATCGAGCAGAGCCTTGGTGAAGGCGCGCTGCGTGCCGTTGGTTGCCGCGACAGTCAGGCCAGTGCCGGAGCTGTAGCCGCCGTTGGCGCCGGTTGCGCCGCGGGAGACGTTGGTGGTCAGCCAGGACGGCAGGCCGCCAAGGATACGGGTTGCGCCGCCGACAGATGCCGTATTGGAGACGATCGCCAGTTCCATGTCCTTGCGGACGTGAATGGCGGACTTCACCTTCTGCTCAGCGATCTTTTCGACGCTGCCGGCGTTGTCGATGGCTTCCTGCGTCTTGGAGACGACCCAGCCTTCACGGAAGATCTGCGTGCGGTTGGAAACGCGCGTCGGTACGGTGATTGCCGAGTATGCGTATTCGTCGCCTTCGAGCTGGGCGTTTGCGGCAGGAGCGCGAAGCGTGTCGATTTCCCACTCTGGGCGGGTGTTCGTGCACTTCGTCTTGCCGATCATGGAGTAGATCGGGGTATCCTGCGGGGTGATGCGGGATACGATGTCCGAGAGGTCTTCCCGGTTGCCGACCGCGGAGGTCGACTGGAAGGTGTTAGTTACGACGGCCATAGGAGTTTACCTTTTCTGAGTTGCGAGATAGGCGGCCACCCCGTCTTTGAGGGAGCCAGACGATTTCAAACGGGTCATCGCAGCTTCAGCATCCCGACCCCGCTGTTCACGCGGCGCCAGGCGTTTGCTTCCGGTCTGTACCGGAGGCTTGTCGGCAATTTTCTTGGGAACGACGTTCTTGGCGGATGCCTGAAGTCCCTTGAGTTTTCCAAGGTCGCGAAGGACGAGAATAAGCCTGTGGTCTGGTACTGCCTCCAGATCCTGCTGGCTGATCCCGTATTCCGCCGCTGTCGACACGAGCGTATGGATAAAGCTATCCCGCTGCTTCGGGTCGTTCAGCTCCGGGGCCTTGGAGCGGAGCGTTTCCCATTCCCGCGCAAACTGCTGTTGCCGTTCTTGTTCGGCCAACTGCTGTTGCTGTTCGCGGACCTGGTGCATCTCCTGCTGGATGCGCTGGTAGTCTGCCAGTTCGGCATCATACCTTGCTCGTGCTTCGACGTAGCCCAGCGGATCAGACTGGAGCATATCGAGCGACGGCTGTTGCGGCATCCTTGTCTGCATGACCTGAAGCGTCAGATCACGCGCGTTTGCCAACTGCTGTTCATACTGCGATAGGTTGGCGCGGTATTCCTCGGTCTGCTTTGCCGTTTCGGCCAGCGCCTGGGTTTTCCGCGTATAGTCCGCCTCGCGAAGATTGCCTCGTTTGAGGTCAGCGATGGTGATGACGGTTCCGTCTTCGAGCTTCACCTTGCCGTTGTCACTGACAAACCGGCCCGAGTCTGACTCGTCGTCTCCGCCTTCCCCGCCTTCCTCGGCGTGATCTTCCGCCTGCGGCTCGCCGTCTTCTTCCTCTTCGTCAGAAAGCTCGGCCTCTGCGTCTGCTTCCGTTTCCTCGGCCTCCGAGTCATCCTCGCGGATTTCATCAACCGATCCAGATGCATACGCCTTGATAGCCTCGTCCAGGGACAAGGGGCTATCGTCTCCACCAATCCCTTCCGGGGTGTTGGTATCCATAAATTTTCTCCGATTTTGCTATGCCAGACCTTCCGGTGTCCTGGCGATTGGGCGGCTAGGCTGCCGCGGTCCTCTTGGGGAGCTTCGAGGCGGTAATCACCGCCCTTAGCTTTCCTTCGAGAGAATCCAGCGCCCTAACCAGCGCCTGTCTGTCCCTGATCACGTCGGTATCCGTAGCGGGAACAGAGATGAGTGCTTCAAGCGCCCCCTTGCGAAGCTCAGACACGGCCTCCTTGAAAACCTCGTCGTTCAAGATCCTATCGGCTGCGAGCGCGCTTTCTTTGATATCCATCAGGCCACCATTAGGAGCATCGTCATCTCGTCTTCCTCTTCGGCCTCGATCGCCTTAACGATGGCGAGCTGAATGGCGGCGTAGATCAGTTGATCGTCCGAGGATTTATCGAGACGGGTTATTGCCTTGTCGACCTGACGATAGACGACGGGCGGGATGTCTTCAGCGAACAGTCCGGCCAACCGGACGATCTGTTGCGCGATTTCGCGCTTGACCTTGCGGGTCTTCGTGCGTGGCCGCCTGATTTCCGCCTGAATGACCTCTTCAATCTCGGCCAGCTCCGGTATCTCTGGAACAAAGGCCGGGAGCCTTGCGGGTGCGTCATCGCCTCGGCGGACAGCACCCCCGCCGTATGTCAGTGTTGCAGCGGAGCCCGTCAGCGTAATTGCTCGGCTGTCTGCGGTTAGCGTGTGTTCGCCAGTTGCCGGCGTGTATGTCAGCGTTGCCTGTTGCCCTGAGACAGAGGCCGCATTCGTGTTAGCCGAAAGCCTGCGCCCTACCCTGGCGCTGGCGCTGGAGCCTGTGAGGCTTACGGTCCCGCTGTTCGCGGTGAGCGCAAAGCCTCGGCGCAGCGTGGCGCCCGACCCGGTGAGCGTCAGACCTGCCGTATTGGCCGTGAGCTTGCGTTCTGCCCTGAGAGTCGCGCTCGTGCCGGTTAGCGTGACCGCGGCAGTGTTAGCCGTGAGCGTGTAAGCCCCCGCCGCTGCGGCTTCCTTTATTTCGACGCCAAAACAGATCGAATCCGTCGATGGCCCGACCCACGCCATCGACGTGCTGGGCGAAGTCGTATCGTGGGCAACCGCAAAGCGGATGTTCGTTGCGATCTGGCTATTCGTCAGCGACGTGTAGCCGGTCGGGATAGTCGGATTAGAGCCGCCCGCGTTGCCGGCGTAGAACCCAAGAGCGATTGACGAGGCGGCATAGGCCGACATCGTGACAGATGGATCGCCCGCGCTGTTCGTGCCGACCTGAAAGTTCGAGAAGTCCGTACCCGCTCCGGATATGGAGACGATAGCCAGACCGACCTGCGTTGCACCCGTAGAGCTTGCCGTTACCGTCCTTGCCGCTGGGCTGCCTTCGACAACCTGATACCATAGCTTGGCGGTTATGTTGCTGAAGTCCGTTCCCGACGTGTCAACCTGTGTCCAGGTGTTCCCGAGGGTGTCGGAGATCGTTGGTATCTCAGCAGCCGCTGCTCTTGCTGCTGCGAAAGCGAGAAGAAGGTCTCCTGCCGTTGGCGTGAAGCTGGCCGTCGTGGCGGATGTGGCCGTTGCGCCTACCGCTGGAGTGGCAAGCGTCGGTGTTACGACTGGCATGTTAGGCGATCGTCAGAAGGGACGCGCCGAAGTCGAGCGTGAATGTCTCCGTGTCCGCAACCGTGATGGAAGAGCCGTAGTCCCAGTACCCGATAAGAGCATCAGCCGGGCTCGTCGTGGAGTCGTTATAGAGAACTGCATACCGGAATGGTCCGACAGAGCCGCCCGACGCCGTAAACACCTCATCAGCCGCCGCCAGCGTGCCCGTACCGCCCGTCTCCGTGTAGGTGACACTATCGAGCGCAAGACCGCCACCCGCGCCGCCCGTATAGCCGCCACCCGTCGAAAGCTGCGTGATGTCAGCCAGAACAGTGTGCGTCGCGGCGTTCGGCGCCGTGTTGGTCAACGCGACCTTAAGCGTGGCCGTGGACAGGTTGTGAACGCCCTTGCCGAGCTGTTCCTTGAAATCCTGGTAGAAGGTCAGCGTCGAAGCGGGCATTAGTTCACCTGTACCGTGTAGGTTTTGCCATTAGGGCCAGTGATCGTCTTCGACCGGCCGCTGGACTCCATAAGGGCGCTGATCGCCTGCATCATGCGGTCCATGCTCTGCGCCACCGTGTTCGCGCGCTCATCCTCACGGCTGACAACGCCAACGTCTGGCTTTTCCGCAAGGCCCATCTTCAGCAGCTCAAGTTCCTTCTGCTGGGCCATCTTGTCCCGCTCAAGCTCCTGCTGCTTTTCGAACTTGGCGAAGTCGTACTGCAACTTCTGGCCCTCGAGCGCCTCGTTCTTCGCAAGCTCAGCCTGCTTGACCTGGATATCGGCCTCCATCTGGGCCATTTCCTTGTCGCGCGCAGCCTGGATCTTCTTGTCCTCGATAGCCATCTGCATCTGCATTTCGGGCGGGGGCTGCCCAGCGGACGCTTCAGCCTGCTGAATAGCGCCCTCGACATCTTCAGGCGTGATCGGCGGGTAGAACTGCTCTGGAGCCTTGAGGCCGGCACTCTCTGCAATTTTCATCAGCGTGTTGTGAACGTAGGGCATCATCTCGATCGCCTTACGCATCATGCCTGCGCCTGCATAGCGGTCCATCATACCCATCTGGTTCGCAAGGACGCCCTGAAGCATCGCCATGTCACGGTCACGCGAGCCCGTACCGAGGCCAACGTTAATCGTCACATCCATGTCGGCATTCCAGGGGCGAGGATCGACCTCCACCCACTCGTCGCCGGTCATGCGGACCATCATAGGCCGGTCCTGATGCTTGATCAGGAGGCGAAGAATGCCGCGGAAGACCTTGCGCCAGCCAAGCTCTGCCATGTTGCGGGCAATTAGCTCGATCTTGGAATAGGCTGCGTCCTGCGCGTTCTGGTTTGCCGTGGCCGTCTGGTTCTGCAGCGCGTCAGGGTCAAGCGCCATCGTCTGACGCGAAACACCTGTGCGACGGGTGATGACCTCGTCCTGGTAGGCGATGGCCTCGAATGCGTAATTGGCCACGAAAGGCGTTGCGTGCGGGATAACAGGTTGCGAGCCGGCCTTCTTGAGAATGATGCCCCCGAACGTCGGGTTGGTCAGCTCGTCGGGGTTCAGAACAGAGCCGTCTTCAACCTCCTTCTGCGGAAGGTTGGTCGCGTAGATGTTGTCAAGCGCCTGGCGAAGCAACACCGTCTTGACGCGCTGCACGTCCATCGTCTGGTCTGCGATCGATCGGGCATCCCAACGATGCGGGACAGGATCGCAAGGAATGTCGTAGAAGATCGGCTCGTCTTCCCAAATCTCCCATTCGAGAAGCACGCCACCGTCTTTGTTGCCGCCGTAATAGGCGTGGACGGTCTCGGCCAGGCCATCGCCATCTACGTCAACCTTGAACTGGCATTCGTAGAGGTCGACAAGTTCCGTTGCGTTGTCGGCCGCGCTGATCTCGCCGTCCATCGTGTTTTCGCCGCGGGAAGCCTGCTCGGGCTCCAGCATTTCGGACGAGAGCGCGAGCTTATCAACGTCCGCCTTGTCGAAACCCATCTCGATCAGGTCGGAACGCGTCATCTGCTTGCGGTGCGCAAGGAAGCGGGCATCATCAATCGTCGTCGCGTCCGGGTCTATATAGAAGTCTTCACCGGGGATTACGTCGACCTTGACGCAGCCATAGCTCTTGATGCGGCTGATCTTGACATCGTGCGTGCCGTCGCCGTTGTCTGTATGCGTCTGGACCTCGACGCCCTCCTCCTGCACGAGCGCGGCAAGCTGCTCCATGCTGAGGCCGGTATGCGTCGTGACTTCCTGCTTCTCGGTCGCGTCCCACCACGCCTTGACGATACCGTTGCCGGTCATCAGGCCATCATGCGTGGCGTTGTAAAGCACCCGATAGCCGTCGTTCTTCTTCCAGAACACGTAATTCAGTGCATCGGTCGCCTGCTTGGCGTGCTGGATGTCCTCGGGGCCGACCGGCTCGGCCTCCGCCGTCTTGTCGGATGCCGTGAACACGCGGAGAATGCCCGGAAGCATCCAACCCATGGTGTCGGCAAGATCCAGGCTCACGACAGACGAGCGGCCAGCCTCGGGCGGTGTGTCGGTCATCTCGCCGTTGAAGTATTCCAGCGCTCGCGTGCGCTTCTTCGACAGCTCGGAGCGGTCACTGCCATTCGCCAGACGGATTTCCCGCGCTACGATGGTGCGGATCTGGTCGTCGGACAGTTGTTCTTTAGCCATCATACCGCCCTGAAATTACGTTTCGGCATTGAGACAGAGCTTTCGCCCGTCTTTGCAAAGCGCTTCATCATCAGCGCGTATCGCGAGGCGGAAATAACGTCGTCACGCTCTTTCACGACCTTGCCATCTTTCCTGTGGTAGAGCCGGAACTCTTCGAGCCAGAGAGGACAGGTGCGAAACACCTTCCATCGCCCCGTCTGCATGCGCTGGAGCATGTCGGACAGGCCAGCCTCTACCCCGTTCGTCCCATCATCGAAGGTTGCTCGCTCGTGGAGCAGATCCAGCCCCTGTTCTCGGTACTGGGCCGCAAGCTGTTCACCGCTTCCGAAGTCATGCTTCAAGCCATCGTGCGGCCACGACCAAGGCAGCCATTTCCCCCAAGCCTTCACAGACGCGGCGTGAATGATCGGTGTTGCCTCGCGCTGGCGATATTCCTTCGTGATGTAGAATACGTCAGCGTCACGATCCCAGGCGCAGCCAACGGCGCCGAACGGGTGATCATAACCAAAGTCCATGCCGCCGATCTGCACCCAATGCTTGGGGATCTCGAACGGGTCGATGGTGATGCTCTCTTCCGATACCGGGAAGATCCGGCCGGAGCCAAGAGAGGGAACGCCCTTCGTTCTCGCTTCCCGCTCGTGAGCAGGATAGCTGTCGATGATGCGCTTGCGCTCTTCGTCGCTGTAATGTTCCGCGTCATCAATCGTCATCGTGATGACGCTACGCTGCAGCGCGCCAGGATCTTCACCCGGCATAATGAAGCGAGCAACAACCGTGCTCATGCCCTTGAGAGGCGTGAACGTGACCGCGATCAATCCGCGCGTTGCGTTGGTTCGCGTGATGCCTTCGAAGTAAACGTCTTCGGGGGGCTCTTCATCGAACCAGACGTAATCAACCGTATTTGCCTGCCACTTACCACGACCCTGCTCGTATGCCTTGAACAGGAGCGTTGACGAACCGCCCGAGACATGCCGAACCGTGACGCTATCCAATGCGCCAGAAACGCCAGAACGGCGGGTTGTGGCGATAATCGCGGCCTTCGGTATATACCCAGTGCCCCAATCCTCTTCGTTCATCGGCGGCCCGACGAGAAGGCGCTGAACACCGTCACGCGTCAGCTCGTAGGATTCAGAGCCAGCCAGCATGATCACCGGCTTGTCGAAGCGCTTGCCGTCCCACCAATCCGGATAGCGGCCAGTGAGATGCATAGCCGCTTCAGCAGCACCAGCCAGCGTCTTGCCCAACTGGTTGCCCGCCATGAATAGGCGCTCGCGATAGCCCTTCCCTGCCTCGTGGAACTCGATCTGCTTCGAATAGGGCTTGTACCCGCTAAGCAGGTTAGTGCGTCGTCTCCGGTCCAGTTCCGCCAACAGAGCCGCTTGCTCCTTGAGCATCGAGGAAAGGCCGGATTGCGGAATCAAGGGACCGGATGCGCTCGATAAGCTGCTCATCCGTTAACTCATCCGTGCTGTTGATGTTGACGTTCAGATCCTTCGGCAGGATCGAGGCGACGACCTTCAGATACTGGTCGGGCTTCTCCTTGCGGACGGCCTCTATCACCGCAGCGCCATGCTCCGCGAAGTCGTCGTGCATCGCCTCCAGGAAGGCCTCACCGAGCTTGTTGCGCGAACCCTTCGGCCGACCCGGGTTGCCAGGCTTGAATTGGTGTTCAACGGGAGGAGTCGGCTTGCCCGTTTTCTCCCCGTTTTTTCGGGTCTCATCGGACATTTCAGGCCCTCACGCAAAATCATTCCAGATTGGCTTTATTCAGCCGGTGGAGAGGTGGCATTTTACCGCTTCGGCGCGATATGAATTTTCTAAAGAACGAGGAAGGACTTTATCGCCTTCACCTCTTCCTCAAGCTCATTGATGCGCTTTGCCGCAGCGCGGAGCTGGGAAGCGACAGCCATATCGCCGCTATACCAGACCTCCAGTTCACCAGTGAACGGGTTAAGCCAGCGTATTCCGCTATCCTCTGAGGGTTTAAAGCCCAGGACCACTGCCTCTTCCATCATTCAATCCGCCTTTGCGTCATCGCGTATGGCGTCCGGGTGCTCCGGGTACTTGATCCTGCCATCTCCGACAGGCCAGCCAAGGCGACCATGCTCTTCCTTGCAAAGAGCGTATGCGACGTTGTAGGCGCCCATTTCGTTCTCGAACTCTCCGAGAGAGGCTGAACCACCTGAATAACTGCGCCGGCCATCCCCGTAGATGTGATCGGCACTCTCGAACCTCGTAACGATCCAGCGCTTAACCTCCCGGACCTGATACTCGACCTTCTCGTTGGTGATCGTTTCCATGTCTTTCCTCATGCTGAAAGCGACGGCCGCAGCCGCCTATCCGAACCATTCGGATTTCCGTTTTTACTCTGCTGAAAGGCACTTGAAGATCAGCACCCACTGATACGTGCTGCGCTCTATTACCTGGTGGAGCGAATACCCTTCTGCTGCCTTCTCGTTGATGAGGGCTTGCATGCCGGGGAAGCCGAGAGGGCCGGAGTCGTAAGCTACGACGATGTATGCAGCGGAGCCTTCCAGTGCCATCTGCCGGACCTCTTGGGTTCGCTGTACCGAGGGTAGCCTTTATCGGAGAGCTTCAGGCGCTTGCCTCTGGCGAGGGCGGACAGTTTGATCCACCGTCTACTCTCTCGGACGCTAGGCACGCTCATCTCCTCAAACGAAACCCGCCCCTGCGAACAGAGACGGGCTGGGAATGGCAGGACGGGCCGGACCTGATCCCGGCTTCACTCTTGCGAGTTACCGCTCGATTGAGCTGCCTTTCCGGCTTTCGCCGCCGTCCTGATCTTGCTCGGGAAGCTGAGCCGACTTATGCAGCGTATTTCCAAGGAGGCATCTGCTCAATGCCTTACGCGCTGCCTTCCCTATCCATGTGAGAAAAACTAACGATCAGACACAAATCTGACGTTACCATCTGCGCATGAAACTAAGCTGCTTCGCGCCTGCGGTCAAGCCCTTGATAGTGCCTGTGCAGCGCATTCCCCACAAGTCTCAAATCGCCGATCATGTGAGAAAAATTCATATTCTTGATCACGATGTGCTCGACGGCTGCCCAAAGGTTCACCGTGCGGTTCTCGTTCTGCGCTGCCTGGATTGCGTCTCGGGCCCTCATATATCGCCGCTTGGCCCGAGCGCGGCTCTCTGCGTCAGCCTCTTCGTCAAAGCTTGATGGTCCGCCATCTCCGACGTTAACGAGGCTGTCAGGTGCCATGATGGATTTCATGTAGCTTTCCCGGTCCATAGAGAACCGTACAAGCGCTTCGTACTGATCGCGGGATATACCGCCGCCCTTGTGGCCGAGGAGAGACAAGCGCCCCATAAAGCTTGCTGCCTCCGGGGTGCTCGCTACCTCTGCCTCGACGCCGAATATCCGCATGCGGGCTTCCCTTGCTACCTTGTCGGCCGGTTCGGCGGGGTTCTTTGCTCTGGAGATTTGTCCACTGTCCGTGCGGGCAACTCCTCCCTTAATGGGCCTCCCAACCCGCTGCTTGCGCTTCAGTCTGAGTTTCGAGGCCTTGGATGTCATGCTTTCTCCTTAAGGGCTGCTTGGATCATCCTTGCGTAGCTGGAGAGATGATCCTCACCCAGCGCCGGCGTGCGAACTTTTGTGCTGCCGTTACCGAGCGAGACTTCCATGAACTTGAGAGCCCCCGCCATCTTCATTTCGAGCGTGGGCTCCTTCATCGCCTCTATGGCGGCGCGGGCAGTTCGCTCGTAGTCGCGATGCAGGAAAGTACCCTCAACGCGTTCTTCGATTGTTTCTACCGGAGGGTTCCCGATTATGGCCTGGGCCACACGATCTACCATCTCGCTCATGCGCTTTCCTCCGCCCGCCTGAGGGCTTCGAGGCCGGCCGGCGTAATTACCCACCTGCGTAGACGTTCCGAGTATTCGGCAAAGCCGATGTTCCTCATGCGGGCGCGGGGACGTTCCTGCGACCTGTCTTTTGCCGTGCCCGACTTAAGCGGCAGACGATCCCTGATGTGACGCAAGAATTCCATCTCGTCAGCAGAGAGTTCCTTGTTGCGTGATGCGCTTTGGGCGGGAGGAAGAATGTTGAGCCAGGTTCGACCGCTCTCCATGTTCCGTACGGCGAAGATACACGACGTGTGGTCACGCTCGAAGAACTTGCCCAGCACCGTGAATGAGATATCCTTCCTCTCGGTGTAGATGGCGTACATGCATGAGTGTCGCGCTGCGACAATATAGCGCGACCTGCGGCGGCCCTTAACATCCTCTAGGGTGGCCCCAGGGAACCTCTGCAGCACGTCCAGGCAGATTTCCTTCATCGTCCGGCGAACGGCTACCGGCTCGACTTCCTCCGGGATAACAACGGGGGCTGAGTAGCTCGCATATGGCCCAAAACTGACGCTGACCGATGCGGATGTGCCGGCGGCCTTCAGCGTGGCCCTGAGGTCATTCCAGTCTCGGAACGCCCGCACATGGGCGTCATAGTCCCGAAGCACGGCAAGAGCTGGCACCGGCTTGGGCTTGGAAAACAGTCTCTCTCGCACAGCCCTGTAGGCTTCGTGCTGTCTCATTAGTTCAGGCTGCGCTTGCATTTCTATTCTCCTTCCTAGCGGACCCGATAGGCCCCCATACTTCATCTCGGGCCCATGCATGCGTGCTGCCGGCCGGATACTGCTTCGCCTTGCACTGGTTGCCGAACTTCTCTTTGTCGACCCCGGAGGCGATCAACTGCCTTTTCTCCCGGAGCATTTGGTCGAGTTGGCGCTGTTCGAGGTCGATCATTTCGGAGGCTCCGGAAGGGGCATCCAATGCGTGAACTCATTGCTTTCGAAGGGGTCAAAGACGTAGAAGCCTTTTTCGTCCTTCTCGTCCATGTCGTCTTCGAAAACATCGAAGTGTTCGGCCCAGATGAACGCCTGCTGCTCGTCACCCCACTGAGCGACAACGACGCGGGCGTACCGACCGAAATCACACTTCGGGCGTAGGACGACTATCGGGGTTCCGTCCTTCGGGGCGGTCTCTATCGGCTGCCATTCGCTCATTGCACGGTCCTCATTGCTGCCGCCGTCTCGCGAAGCCTGCGGGCCATCTCTGCCTTGCGGGCGCGTTGTTCGGGGGTCTCGGGCTCTGGAGGGGATACGATCTCGGCCCTGCCGTAGTTCGCGCCATACGTTGGACGCTGCACGCGAGCCTGTGCAGGCTCCCACTCGTCATCCCAGCATTCTCCATTCAGCCAGGTCGCCGGGTGCTTGAAGTCGATCTTCTCGGGCTTCTTGGCGACGTATTCGGTGATCGCCTTGAGCATGCTTTCGAGAGTGGTTTTCTTGATTGCCTTGTCGAAGGCCTTGCGGGCAGCGCCTTTCGCTACTCGGCGCGGGTACGATTTCCAGAAGGCTTCGAATTGCTGTTCTTTGGTCACTTAAACCTCCACAATCTTGACTGCGGGAAACATCGCCTCGACCATCGCGCGCTTGTATCGCTCGACGGCTTCAATCTGTTTTGAAGTTCGGTAGTCCGCGTACGTGGCGCCCTTGGCGGCGTTGCATGTGCGGCAAAGCGGCTGAAAATTACCTAGGTCATTAGTGCCACCCAGGTGGACTGGCAGAACGTGATCCGCTTCAAGCCTTTCAGGCGTTTCGCATTTAAGGCACTTCCCGCCGAATATATCCAAAAGAGCGGACCACGCCTCTCTCCCCATCCCGCGCGGCCTAGATCCCAGAGAGCGCCTCTTGCGCTGATTTTCGTTTTTCTTGTCCCGATAGCGCGCGGCGCGATTGCGGCTCAACTCATTGAGCCTATCCCGGTTTCTCTCTCCATATTGCCGCATGTATTCTTTGATCTGATCAGGGTTGCGCCATTTGGCGTCTGACTTCCTGCGCCCCGCGGCAGAACAGATAGGGGAGCAGTAATTCTTCTCGCGCAAATGATCGCGTCTTCGCTCTCCGCCTGCGCCGCAGTGGTCACAAACAAACCCCACCTTCAGGCTTCGTGCACTGCCTGCGCATTTTTTCGAGCAAAACTCTCCAGTAACGCGGTCCGCGTATGACGGAAGAACACTGCGGGTGTCTCCGCATACGGAGCAGATGATTATCTTCCTGTCGGCTCGAGTTTTTCGTTCATAAATACCGGTTGGCATCACACTTCCTGTATTTTGACAGCAGGGTACATGGCCTCAACGAGGGCTCTCTTCAGTTTGTACAGCGGCGTTGCCGTACCCTTCGTTTTAACGTCCTCGACAATGCGCTTGTGGCCGTCGAAGTATGCGAAGTCCGCGATGTATTTTGCTTGCCGCCCATTCGGGTAGCCTTTGGATCGGATGAGAACCGGCCGATCGCCAACCTTGAGTTTGAACACTGGCTGCAGCTCTAGATGGGAGATTTCCCCCGCATCCTGGCGCGCCTTGAGCATCAGATAGCGCTGGGCCTCTCTCTTGCTGTCGAAGACGTGAGGGCCGACGCGGACCTTCTTGTTGCCGTACTTGCTCGGCTTCCGCGGCTTGCCTTCTCGATATTCGGTGGCGCTCATGCGTTCGGTCATTCCCGGCCCTCTTCGAGTTCGCGCCGCATCACAGCCTCAAGCGATTTCGCATAGTCCGAGCGTATGTCGGACAGCATCTCCATCTTATTCCGCTGGACGGCGTTGCCTGTCGTGCCTATGCGGGTGCGAAGACCGGAGATTTCTCCGTCAAGGAAGGCTATCTTGCTCGGGACGTTAGCGGGCATGGCTACGCAGCCTTTGGCCATTCACGGACGAGAAGATCAGCCGGGATCGGCGCCTTGCGCGTCATCTGCTTCATGAAAAAGGCACGGCCGAGCTCGCGGCTCTGATCGCGAAGATAGCGGAAGTTATCCGGGTCGGTGTATCGGGCCTTGTGCGGACCTTGATCGGTCTCGCCTCCGGTGATGATCCAATCCGGTGCGTACCTGTCGAGAATGACGCGGCTTAGAAGCGGTTCGTAACTGCCGAAGGTGAATAGCGGCTCAAGAGCTTCCTTGACCTCCCAGAGCTTCATCCGGTCACGATCGTATTCGGGCTGATTGGCAATCGTCGCGCCGATCGCGGCATTGCGCGGGAGCATATGGTGGCCGCGCGCCGGATCGGTCATCTTCATGACGTTGCCGATGCGCTTCGTCAGCAGCAGCCAGATAAGGTTCGGCGTGGCCTCGATAAGTTTCATAAGGTCGTAGCGCCAGCGCTCGTCAACCTCGTTATCGAACACGTCGGCGAGAGAGGCGCAGAAGACGTAGGGACGAGTGCCGGCCGATTTCGCTTCCTTGTCCCACGCAATCGGCTTGCGCCAGTTCTGCTTGCCGGTGCGCTGCCTATCCTCGCCTGCACCCCACTGGACGCGACCGTAGCGGTTCGCCATCAGGTTTTCGGCGTAGCAGCCATCGCAGGCCGGAGAGACCTTCGTGCA